TGTTTTATCGTTCTTTTGTTTGCAATTATGTCTTGCTACAAAACTTTTAACAGCACCTGGATTTTTTGCTTTAACTGATAAGCCAGTTGTATCACCCCAAGACACTTTTTTAACTTTGCCAGTCTTAGGATTTTTAACATAAACGTAGAATTTTTTACTACCGCCACGTTTAGGTTTATTGAGTTCTACTTTTCTGCCTTGATATTCTGCTTCTGATACTGCATCGTCTGCGAACGGTTGATCTAACGGTACTTTGTATCCGTTTTTAAGAGTAACGACTTGACCAATATCTGATTCTAATATTTCTTGATCTTCCCAATCAGGCTGATAATGACCTTCGTTAAATTGTTGTCTAGCATAGTTAAACAACTCAAAGTAGTTGTCACTACCAGGGCGAAATATATTCTCCCTGATAGGAATATTTTTGTCAATGTGATACTGGAACGCTTGTTCTACAGTGTTAGGTCGTTCTAATACTTCACGAACAAGCATGGTATTAACTACCTTTGTATTCTTTGTATAAGTCTAAAAGGCTTTCTTCTAAATCTTTGCTGTCGTGTAGTTTAACACTGTCACCACGTAGTGCTGACTTGTCTTTAGGACCATTTAAACCACCTGACTGTTTGTTTAACTGTGTGTCAACGTCAGCAACTTTAACATCAGGAGCATTAGCAAGTTCTTCGTTTGCTTCTTCTGCTTCTTCTGCTTCTGGCTCGCCTGTATACTCTTCATAGCCTCTAGGTTGACCAGCTAACTGTAGTAACTGTTTGACCATATCAATATGTTCTGGATTACCTTGAGCGTTAATGTTAACTGACTCTTGTCCTTCGTCATTGATTGTTTGACTTACATTAATACTTTCGTTAATTTGTTCTGCTGATTCTGTAACTACTTCTTCTTCAGGAAGTAAGTCAGCAAGTTTTGATTCAAACTGTCTTGTTAATTCATCTACTTCAACTTCTTCAACAGCCTCTTTCTTAGGACGACCACGTTCTCTCTTAGGAGCGTCTGGATCAACTATTGCGTCAACTGGTTCTAATGAATCAACTTTTACGCCTGATTTAGTATAGTGATAGTGTCTACGTGAACCATCTTTAAATGTTACAGTAAATCCTGCTTCGTCGTCTTTGTATGGATCCATTTCAACTTCATGACCATTGTCTTCGTGTTTTTTAATGATACCAGCAACATGATTTGGATCATATGCTTCTTCAACTGATTCATATGCTTCTTCAACACCACATGCCGCCATAAATCTTTCTTTGTCAAAGCGTGGATTCATTGCTTGAAATTTGTCACAATAGTCTTTTGCTAGTTCTTTACGTTTTTCTTCGTCTGGGTTTGCTTTTAATAAGTCTGCTACCATTTGAAAATCTTTACGTGTTGGACCTTCAGCTACAACTTCCTCTTCAACAACTTCCTCTTCGGTTGCTTCTTCAACAACTTCTTCCTCAACTGATTCAGTTAAAACTTCTTCTTCTGTTTCTACTGATTCGTTAGTTGGTTCAGTTTGTACTGCTATTGACGGAATACCTGCTAGTTTAGCATAGTCTGCTGGTTCAGCTGGTTTATATTCTGTGTATGTTCCTTCGCCTGTTGCTGTGGTTGGAACTGATTCAGCTACTGCTGGTTCAGGGGCTTTAGTCATTGCTTCTGCTGACTTGATAGCCGCCGCTGTATCCTCTGTAGGGTTTTCAATTTGTTTTAATTTGTCTAATACGTTTTGCATGTCCATTGTTTAGTCCTCTTATCTCGCCGCCGATTTAACTTCTGGCTTCTTATTTTCAGTACTACCCACTGGACTCTTGTCGCCCTGAGGTAAGTCGTTAGTAGTTTCAGCTTTAGGGGTTGAGCCTCCTGCTACTTCGAATTTAGCATCACCTGCGTTTTCAATATGATCTTCTGGTTTTGCGTGTTTTTCTTTTGCTTCTTTTTGTTCTTTAGTTTCTGCAGGATAATCTTTTTCTAATAATGGACCTTCTTCAGGTTCACTACCTTCATTGTTTTCCCATGAATCAGCAAAGTGTTTAGTAACAACTTTGATCTGTGATTTAGGTTTCTGTGTACACTGCTCAAGCATTTGATAAAGTTCATCTGCAGAAGCTGGATAGTTTAATTCAACTTCAAACATACAAACTTCCATGTTCTTAACACCTGGAAAGTCTAACGGATCTTCCATAACTGGAGTTGTTTTAGGTTCTGTCATTTTAATAATGTCATAGCGACCTAATTTTTCTTCCATCTGCTTGATACATTCGGCATCACAGCCTCCTGCAACTTTAATTTTATAAGAGTAAGTTTGACTTGACTCTGTTAAATATTGTTTAAATGTTTTATTCATAATTTTATTCCCCTATGGCAGTATTTATGCTAGTATTACTCTTTTGGCTCATCTTTTTTAAGCAACTCTTTGAGTAACTCATTACGATCTAATACCATGCCCTGTCCTTCTTCAACATTGTCCTCACCTTTTTTCAGTGCGAGTTGTCTTTCTTTTTGATCTAACTGTGCTTTTTTAAGTTGTAGATCAACCATACGTAGTTTTTTGTTTATTTTTGCTGTCTTTGCTGTGATAGCATGTCCTAGTAGTCCACTAGCAACACCAAATATCTCTGATGAAAAGCGACTATCAACATTCATGCCCAAGTCCATTAAGTCTTTGTATGAGTTTTTAGCAATCTCCGCTAACTCATCCATTTCATTGTCGCCTGCTTCTAAGCCTTTAACGCTAGGCAGTGCATCTTCAATCTTTTCTATGTTTGACAGTGTTTCTTGAGGTAGTTGTGGTTTAGCCTTAGTCTCTTCTTGAGGCAAAGGTTCCGTTACATCTACTTCATCTTCTTTTGGATCTAAATTAAAGATCTCTTCTAGTTTCTTTGTCATTATCTCGCACCACTTCTAAAAATGTCTTCTTCTGTAACTACTCTAAAACGTAGTCCGTTTTGTTTACACCAACGTTGAGCCTGTTCCCATTTAGCATGATTAATTGCTACTGTTTCTGCTAGTCGACGGTTTTGATTTTTACTTTCAACTATGCTCTGATTCTTAGGCTTAATTTCTACCAGCTCTGTTATTAATTTACCATTTTTGTCACGGTACTGGACTAAAAAGTCAGGAATGTAATTTGTTTGTTTGCCTGTAAACGGGTGTATATAAGGGATTTTAACACATTCACTAGCCCACTTGACCACGCTAGGATGGGTATCACAGAACTGCATAAAGGCCGTTTCCCAACTAGATCTATACGTAGGCATCTTACTACCTACATATTTGTCCATGTTTTTTACAGTGAATTTACCTTTGTGGAATCTTGCCATCTACTACACCTGCACATTTCTGGCGGCATAGTAATTTGGTTGTTGAACTGCTGTGACGCCAAGTAGTGTTGCTTTTGATCTTAAACCGTTAAGGTAATATGCTAGTGTAGCATTAACAGTTACTCCATCTTGCCCTTTCATTTCTTCTAATAGTTCATGAACATCACGTTCATAACCTTGAGCAATTTGGAATATTACTGCTGTAAAATCATCAGCAATATCAGCGTCTTGATATATTGATTTAAAGTAACTGCGTACAATATCGTAGTCCGCTGAATCTACTTTAATTTCTCGTTTATAGAAATTGTCAAATAAGATTATAGACGAATCAGTAGTTGATTTTTTTACGTTAACTGTTCCCATAACTTTATTTAACCTTTAATTTGTGTTGTTAGTAGTTTTTACTGTTGCTTGTAGTTTGGTATCTGCTTCAGTAACTAGCCGTGGTGTTGTATCAGCCTTAACTGTTTCAAAGTTTTCTACCGTAGGTTGTCCTACGTTTTGACCGTTACTCTGAGCTCTTGAACTTGTTGTTGCTGTAGATGTACCTTGTGGTACTGGCGCTAATGATCCTGCACGTTGGCTAATTACTTCTGCTCTAGTAGGTGCAGATCTTTTAGGTTTATTAAAAGCAAATCCTCCGCCTGCTCTTTCATTACCGCCCAATCCACCAATTGCTTTTTTAGTTTCTGAGTTTATTTCTTCTTTAAATGTGTCGCTAGGACTTTCCATTTTCTTGTAAGTATAAACTGCTCTAGCACCTTTAACTGCGGCACCTAATAAATTACCTGAACTTAAATCCTCAAATGCTCCTACACCTGCATCTAATAGACCGCCTTGGCCAAAGAAGGAGTTAGTTGACCCTGGTCGGCTTAGTGAGCTAGGCTCGTTATCATAATATTCTGGTGAAGCAAATCCTGGAACTTGGCTAGTACCGATAGCACCACTACCATATTTCACTGACTCATATTTGATAGTCATTCCGTGAGTCATTGTATCCCCACCCGCTGAATAATCATAGGTGTCATGTCTAAAGTCTGTGATGATCGGGTTTACCAGTGTATATGAAACAAAACTGTGTTGATTAAATCCGTAAACTGTAATATCTTTAAAAAATTGAGGTTTGTTTGTAGCACCGCCTACACCCTCACCCATGTATCCCCAATCATTACCTATTCTATCATTTTCATAAATATCTCTACGATTTTGGTCATCGGCATTTCCTCGGCCACCACCGCCTCCGCTGGAACCGCCAAATAATCCGCCTAAGCCTCCGGATAGTATACCACTAATATCATTAGGGATAAGCCCACTGATCATATCTGAAAATGGTCCACCTGCACTAGTATTTGTAGATTGTGTAGATTGATTACCACCGTATGCTTGGCTTGGGTCTTTATAAAAATAATTATAGTAAGCAAACCATAATGATCTCACAATATCACTTGAATCATCGTGAAAATCAATATTTACTGGTTCGTAATTAATTCTTGTTTGAATGTTACGCTTTCTGTTGTATTGTTGCATAGTTTCAACATCAAACGTATAGTTGGGTAATTGTACTGATTTCGTTAGTACACTAATACGTGAACTGTCTCTAGCACCAAATAACTTCGTAAGACCTGGTATCTCAGTAGTATTAACATTGAAATATACATGGAAGAGATACTTCTTTCTAGGTGCTAGACCATAACCAGCAGACCTGAAAGTCTTGCTGGCATGTCTATAATCTTTTAGATAGTCGCTACCTAGGAAGCCCTTCAGAACATTATCGAAGAAGCCTGCCATAGTCTATTAGCCTGTAACTACAGTACCTAGTGCTCTACCAACGCCTGTACCAACGCCTGATGATAATGGTGTTTGTACTGCGTTATCAAATCTAATGTTTAGTGTAACCGTTGCTGGTTCAGACGTCGCGTATGTTAAGTCGTTATAGTTAACAGTTGTTAAGTAACAACCATATAGTTCCCATGTTTCTAAAACTACTGGTTCGTTAGCACCGTTACCACCATCTAACACTTCGCAACGTGTAATGAATTTATAGTCAATACCAGCTGAAGCTGATGATTGTTCCATAAAGTCAAACTGTTTCTGTAGTTGTTCACCAACTAATTTAGAAACATTGCCGCCTGCGTCGTCACGTAAATTAACTGTAGCATCTTCCCAAGTATGCTTACCGGCCATTCTCATTTTTGAGTTATAAAGATCGATAGTGATATCGTCAAAACTCACAGATGGTCTAGTAAAGTCTACGACTTGTTTTGTTAGCTCAGTTCTTGGTGTTGATACACCAAAGTTTTCAAATACCGTTCTAAAGCGATATTTGAGTTTAGGCATTAATAAGCCTTGTGTACTAGCACTCTGATCACTCGCTAAAGGAACAGTCATTCTTGTTAAAGATGAAACCGCCATTTTTAATTCTCCTTCTTGGTTATGCTAATATTTATCATCTCGCAATCACAAAAAATGGCACCGAAGTGCCATTATCTGCGTATATAATGATTATACTATTTTATACATTACCTGCTTCTATTTCGCCAGTATTTTTAATTCTTACTGGAATATAGATAAACTCAACTGCTTTAGTTGGTTCAATAGCAATATCAATATAAAGTTCATTTCTATCAATTCTTGCTGGTGTATTGTTTGTTTCATCACAAACAACTAGGTAATCGTAAATACCACGTTTAGCAGTAACATCGTTTAATAACTGTTCTACTGCGTTTTTAACTTCGTTACGTGTAATTGTATCATTTGGTTCAAACATAAAGTTTTTACCAACTGCTTCTAATTTCTCACGTAAGTAAGCAACTAAACGTGCTACGTTGATTCTGTCTAGTGCTGATGAAGAACCTGCTAGTGTTTTGTTACCATAGTTAGTTAAACCACTACCAGGAATAAATGTTAGTGGGTTAATTCTGTTTTCATACAATGTGTCACGTACTGATTCTCTGTTAGCAACCTGTACAAATTCACTTGTATTACCGTCAACATAACCTAGTGCTGTAACGTTATCAATTAAACCACGTCTGTTACCTGCTGGTGCTAACCATGGATAACCAATATCGTCATTTCTAATAAATGTTCTTAATACAGCATGTGATGCTGGAACAACTACTGCGTTACCTGATAAGTCATTAGCTCTTGCTGATGGGTAGAACGTCGCCGCATACGGATCATTAGTTGCTAGTCCGTCTTCACTGTCTGTACCTTGGCCCATAGCATCAGTTGCCCAGTTAATTAATTGAGATGAGTTATCTGTTAATCTAAATGGTGCATCGCCAATAATAAATCCTGTGTTGTTTCTATCATTGTTTAGTGCCACCATGTTTTGCATTAACTCAGGATAACCTGGAGCCGCTAATAAGTTAAATGTTCTTTGTTCTTCACGAATGTCAGTATTTGAGTCAATACCTGCTTTCAGTGCCGCTACAACCATTTGACGTTGTGCTTTACGTCCCATATATGGAGAACCATCTGCTTTGTTACCTGATACTGTTACCCATGTATCTTTGTTTGTTGGTAAACTATCATTTGGGAAGTCAGTTGCGTTAAAGTAATTTACTTTGTATTCTTTAACTGTATAGCCTGAACGTCTTGTATTGAATAATAATGTACCTGCTGGATACAAATTCTCATCTGGAGCATCAACGTCTAAGTAGTTACTTGTTGCTAGTGCTTTAATAGTAGCAATATCACCTGTAACTGCATCAACATCTGCTGTTGACCAACGAGCATCACCAAATACAATACCGTTTTCAGTTGTTTGATCAGCGTTATCAATAGTTACCCATTGATCTGTACCGTCTACTGATTCCCAACGTTTAACCATTGGATAGTTTTCTAAATCTGAAGTATCTAACCATAAATCACCGTAGGCTAATGATGTTGTACCGTCTGACTGTGTAGTTGGAGCACTTGCTGAAACTTGACAACCATTAACGTCTGTGTTTGATAAATCAAAGCCACGTACATCATTAGTTACTGTTCTGTAACCTTTCCAGTTTGACCCATCATGTACCATGATATCAACTTCATCAATTGCTGAATGATACCATAATGTACCGTTTGCTGGATCTTGTGTTGGTTCTGTTGCTTTTGCTTCATATGTTAAAGCATTCCAGTTTGAAATTAATACTGAAGCACTGTCTGCTGTAACTCTCATGTTACCTGTTACATCTGATAGTGATGAAGCACCATATGCGTCTAAGGTTGGAGTACCAACTGTGTCAGTAATTTTAATTACGCCACCTTGTGTGTGTTTAATTGTTAAGTAACCATCTGTTACTGAAGCAACAGTGTTAGGAACATTAGCCGCATTAAATGCCGCCGCGTAGTCAGCAATAGTATTACCTGCTAGTGTAGCAGTTACTGGTGTTGACATTGTTGTTGAGTTTTTAACACTTGCTGAAATTGTAAACGCATCACTTGCTGTCATTGTAGGGCTCGCCGCAGTTGAAGTTGCTACTGTGTCGCCTGTTCTTGAACGTACATGTAATTTCAATGTAGCAGTGTAGTTTTCTGACCAATCTAAATAGCCATATACAACACCTGCTGAAATGTTTCTACCACCACCAGCTGGGTCAAGTTCTTTGTTTGCTGTGGCATCGTCAGCATATAAAGGAACTGTTAATGTAGCCCAGGTGTCTGTGCCTTCGTCATATTGTTTAACAGCAATAGTAGCACCTTGGTTTACTGATGTTGTTTTCTGCCATAAAGAACCTGTTGGTCTTGGAGCAGTATCAGTTGTTTTCCAACGTGGTAATTGTGTATGCTTAGCCTGTGTAAATTCAGGAGCATAATATGTACCTGCTGTAATACCTAAATCTGTTAACAGTGTACCTGTACCTGATGAACCAGTTTCAATAGTCCAAGCACCGTCTGCTGATGAACCTTCTGGAGTAACATCTGAATCAGCATAAATTTCTAACTTACCGTCTACAGCCGCGGCTGAGATACCAGTAATAGTTGCTGAGTTAATATCACTTGCTAATGTTGAAACAGTTGTACCTGATGCTGTAACATAACTGCCATTAATAGCAAAACTATGTCCAGCTGTTAATGTTGGATTTGTTGTACCACTCTGTACTGAATAGTGAGCGTTTTGCCAATCATCTGATCCAACTAACACCCATGTATTATCTGATTTTTTATAGTAAACTGGGTTAGAAGCATTTGTTGTTACAACAGCATAATCACCAATAGCACCAACTGATGACTTAGGAACACCTGCTGTTAAGTCGTCTGTTGACGTAATTGCTAGTGGTACTACATTTGTAAATTTACCTGTTGCTTTGTTCCACTCAAATAAACCCCATAATGTTTCTGATGTATCTAACCAGTATGAGTTATCGTCAGCGTCACCAACTGGTCTAGTTAGTCTTGCTGAAAGTGCGGCTAAGTCAACGTCTACACGTTGGACATAAGCTCTGTTAGAAACACCCAACACTGAGTGAGCGGCTAATAAGCCATATTCGTTTAGTTCGTAGCCGTTTAGCGGAGTACCATTCGTTGTTGAATAAAAGAATGGGTTACCATATAATGATGCTAATTCTCTTTGGCTAGTAACTAATTGTACTTTATTTGCGTTGGCCGCTGTTGTACCAGTAGCTACGCCTGTTCCTGTACCACTTACTTTGTTTTGTGCTGTTGCAATAAGTATGTAAGGAACTGAATTCGTTGCGGCTGGTAAGTATTGACTTTCGTCAACTACACTTACTTCTACGCCTGGGGATACTAATGCCATAATATTTTCCTCTTAATATATTCAGTCTTTTAACTGTTACGAATATTTATACGATTAGCACTAAAAACGCCTAATTACAGAGCCTTTGCAAAGGTTTGCGTATAAATACCTACATGCAACGCCCTATATGCCAGGCCTGTAATCATCATCCGGCCGCAATTAACTATAAGAAAGAAGGTAAGACACATTACCGTAGCCGTTGTGCGATCTGCATTAACAAAAATAAGAAAATCAAAACACCAACACCACGCTGGTTGCTTAAAGGATATAAGAAAAGAACTAGTTGTGACCTCTGTAGTTTTAGAGCAAAACATGGTAGTCAAATACAGGTCTATCACATAGACGGTAATCTAAATAACAACGAATTAATTAATTTAAGATCAGTTTGTTTAAACTGTGGTGTGCTTATACAACGGCAGGATTCGACATGGAAGCCAGGAGATCTTGCTCCTGATGTTTAAAAGATAGTAGATCTTCTACTTGCTTATAAAGTTCGTCTAGCGTTCCGTTATTGTCTAGAGTAGCATCAAACTCAGTACCAATCCAGTCATACTCTGAACGGTGAACTTTTAGTGTTTCTAATTTTTTAATATCACCTTCTAACGCATATTGATACCACCCAGGTCTATCACCTCTGACAACTTCTATACAAACAGCGCCTAGATCTTTTAACATCTTAACTTCATTTTTAAAACGGACATCTGAGATAACAATGTCGTCATCTGTTTTACGTAGTTTGTTTTCTAAACTTGCTAACCACATATCATCGTGAAATTGTCCTCTGATAACATCTGTGCCAACATGCTGTAGTATCCAACGAGGAGTTAGATGAGGGATACCTAATCGCTTTGCCCACCATTCATCTACTTGTTCACGCCACTCTCTGCTTGATTTTGAACGTCCTTCTAACATTTCACGGTCCCAACCAAATATTTCACACATAGCATTTTTTAAGTTGCCTGCAAAACTTTCCCTTCTAAACTCGTGTAAGTTAACAAGATAGTCTGCTACTGTGTCTTTACCTGATCCTATAAGTCCGCTAATTGCTATAATCATTTTAACCTCTGTATTCCTAAGTGTTTAATACAATCTTGTAACATTGTAATCTGTCGTTTACAGTCATCTAATGCGTGGTGACTTGCTGATTTAGGTTGAGGACAATCAGGCCAAAGTGCGTATACAGTTCTGGCATCTCTAACATTCCAAAACTTCCAGGGCAAACTAACACCAAGTTCTTTATAAGCGTGTTCCAATATGTTCATATCAAATGTAGGCCCGTTTGCCCATATCCTGTTGCTTTGCCATATCAGTTTACCTAGTTCATCCAAGCACTCGTGTAGGTCACGACGGCCAATTTCTTCAAATACTTCTTTTTGTGCTTCTGGAACTTGATGAGCCCACCATTCAATGGTATTGTCATCTGTCTTACGATTAGGTTGGCTTTCAGGTGTTACTCTGGCATAAAAATGCCTGTCAGGCCAGCCCGTAGATAGTGGGTCAAAGGCCTGAGCCGCTATAGTCATAATCATAGCGTCTGGGCCTGTTGCTAGTGTTTCTATGTCAATCATTAAATCCATACTAGTATTATACTACCAATGGATTATTATGTCAACCTTATTTGAATTTTCTTGCTTTACGTTGAGGACGTGTTGGACGTGTTGGTCTTGTAGGACGTTTTTGTGTTACTGATTTACGTTTGAGTGCATGTTTCTGTAAGTCTCGACGATGAAACTTATTTAAAGCCTGCATGATCTTACTTGCTACATTTAATTTTTTAGTCTTTTTAGCCTTACGTGCTTGTCTTATTTTAGTTCTAGCACGAGTCTTTTTCATTTGAGCTCGTTTTTTAACATCAATAGCACCGCCACAGTCTGCAGGTTTTGCTACAATACGACCAGCTCTTGGGCCTGCATCACAACGCCATTTTTGTTTTACAGATGCTTTTCCGCCTGCACCACCCTTGGTAGTACGAGCATAGACAACACCCTCTGTGATGATTTCTGATATTTTCATTAACCAATTACCCAAGTTAATGGTTGTGAGTGGTCTGTGTATGTTGCTAAGTCGTCAATTAGTTTGTCCATCTCAGCCTGTGCTTCTGCTTTCATTGAAGAGCCATTAAGTGCTGTACCACCTTGAGGACCTGCAATTGAAGCAAACTTCTCTCTGGCTTCACCGATAATCATTTTACTTGCGGCAAAAGTATAATCTCTCAACCACTGCTTCATAGCATTGTCTTGTAGTAAAATAATTTCTGGTTTTAGGTTATAAGTCCAAAGTAGTATTTGTTCACCTGATGATTTAGGATCACGCACTAAACTTAATACTTTAGTTACAGGATTGAATGTGTAGTTCATAAAACCACCAAACATTCTTGCGGCCATTTCTACATACTGTGTGTACATGTCATAGGTTGCTAGACCGCCACCATATGAATAGTTTAACAGATAAACGTTTAATGTAGCAGATGAAAACGGATCAAAACTTGACGAGTAAGGACCTGTAGCATCGCCCATAGTACGTCTGAACACTTGTCTAACTGAACTAACTTCTTGCGGAAGTGTGTAAGTGTTTTGATTTTCCTGCATTTCAATAACAGCATAACTTTCTTCATAAGCGTTCTGAGCTCTTTGTCTATAGGTAGTTAGTGCTTTGTCGTATGCTACTTCGTAATGATCAGGATCTAGTTCAACGTCAACAATACCGCCACCTAGGCGTTTCTCAACGTAGTTGAATAGTTCGTCTTTTAATGTAGTTAAATCTGCCATTTATCGTTCTCCGTTAATAGTATTTATCAACTCGGCAGAGTATTGATTAAGTTGCTTTAATGATGATTAGGTTTTCGTTGAAGCGACCGTTGACTGCTGTGGCTGTTGTTTTTAGTTCATCAAACAGTTTACGGCTATCTGGTTTCCCTGACATACGTAATTGTTTGAGTGTTTCTTCTGGCTTACGTAAGGTCTTTTGGCTTGACTTGTTAGTGTCAAAACCTAAAATACTTGTACCTTTGACTGCGAACACTTTGGCATAGTCGTCGGCAACGT